GACTTAACTAAATCTTGCAATGGTGGTGGGTAAGCACCTACAAAAATCCACTTATACTTATCTGCTGTCTTACGAATAATATGATTAACAGCAGACATATCATCTTTACCTCCTGTCTTGTTGTCTACATCATAATGAGCTCCTGAACCTGTATACAAAATACGTGGTTTACCTTTATTCTTCTCAAATGCAGTTTGTACCCTACCTCGATTAAACAAATACCCCATCCAACTGTATGGTACAAAGTTTGGTATTACTGTGACTTTCTGATTTGTAAGTTTAGATTGAAACAACTTACGCATGAAGTCGCATGTTAGTGTAATTTCATCACACAAATCCATAATACTAACAACACTCTCTCTTACTTCCTTAGTATCGAATGCAAATTTAAATTTATTATAGTCTGGAATTTCTTCTCTGAACACTACGTCATCGACTTCGTAAATAATTTTAAAGTCGTAATCTTGTTGTATCTTTTTAAGATGCTTTACAAACTCAAATTGAGCTTTAGAAGCTTGACGTTGTAATTTTACAGCCTTTACTCCTTGATACCATCTTGGTTCAGCAACCATAGCAGTAATCGATTGACTTAACCCACGCTGTGTCATATTAATAATCTGCTCCGGCCATAAGACCCGCCAGTGACCACAACCTGAATAATCTGCTAAATAATTAACAAATCTTGGCATTGATTCTTCACGTGGCTTTTGTGGCTTAGGGGTCTGTATTGGAGTAGTTCCAAACGGTTGTGATAAAGGTGAAGAAAAAGGTTTTGGAAATGGTGATGATATTATCATTATATTTAATTATTCTATAGTTCAGTATAAGCCACTCTACGTGAAATGCCATTCTCCTTTTCAATGTAAATTACTTCACCAGTGACTGCTTTGATAGACTCTTTACGATGTGATATAACTATGGAGCATTCATCTAACTCTTCTGTACGTTCTTGTAGTATCTGTGTAACTAATTCAATACCTTTTTCATCGAATGATGAATCGAACAATTCGTCATAAATAGCTAGATTATACTTAACACCTCCTTGCATACGCCTCATATCAGAGAAGGTAAATAAACAAGCCAAGTCGATAGACTTACGTTCTGCTCCGGAGAAATTAAAATATGAACAAATTTTATTTTTTTCATTTGTAATTTCTTCTTCAAAGTATTCATTAAATAGACATATAGAGTTAGAATCAAGCTTACGTAAATATGTTAACAATTTATTGTTAAGTAATTCTAGAAGTTTATTAACAATGAACGATTTAACACCTTCTTCAGAAACTACATATTTAACAATATCCAACTTAGAAAGATCTTTTCGGAAGCTCTCTACTTTATATTCAGTATCTTTTAACCGGGTTTCAGACTCAATAATAAGATTGTCAAAATCCGTCTCAGTACTTCCAACTGATTTCAAATCTACTTCTAGTTCCTCTAACCAATCATCTAGCTGATTAATACGCTGCTGTATACTTTCGCGTTTCTGATTAGCTAACTTAGCTTCAGATAGTTTATTATTGTTATTCTGAATAATTTGCATGCACTTAGATTTAGCTTCTTTAGCTTTATCTAAACCTTCACTAAGTAATTTAATATCATCTCCAAATTTAATAAGTTTACTTCTAAGAATAGACTTTTCTTTTTCCATATATTCTACATCATGGTCAGCCATAGGACGTAAACATACAGGACACTCAGCTTCATCTGTACCAATTTTACTGTATGCAGATTTGCTATGTGATAATTCAGCTTTTTTAGTACTTACCTCAACAGTCTTTTCATTAATTTTTTCTTCAACAGTAACTAATGTATTAGTATAGTGCTCAATACGTTCTTCTATCTTTGATGTATCTTCATCTTCAAACTCTTTAAGCCTAGTATTAAGTCTCTCTTTCTCAATAATGTTATTATCTTTACGTTCAGCATATACTAGCTTTTTCTCATCCCTCCTAGTCAATGCTGCCTCTTTTTGTTTAACATAATTATTGTTTTGATTTTTAACTTCTATCAATGTAGCTTGCACAATATCATGATCACGTTTTAGATCATTATATTCAACTCGAAGTTGAGCTAACATCTGACTAAATACTTCCATACCAAATATGTCCTCGATAAACTTACGTTTTTCGATTTTACTCTTTGCCATAAACGGTACAGCATTATTAACTGTCATAATAACACAATTTTGGAATATAGACGGAGTGGCACTTGTTACATCACATATAAACTTATTGGTATTAGCAATACTATCCCGTGTAATATCTATACCATCTTTAAAAATTAAAACTTTTGACGGGTTAAGGTGACGTATAACTGTATACTTATTTGTTTCTTTTGCAGTAACTACTTCGAAGTCTAACTCAACATGTGTCTTACCCCCAGTGATATTATTAGGTATGAGATCTTTTTTAAGCTCACGTAATGTATCTCCAAATATAGCAAAGTAAATAGAATCCGCAATGGTACTTTTACCAATAGCATTACGTCTATCTGGTTTATCTTTGTTTATACCAGTAATTACATGTAGACCTTTATTAAAGTCTACCACAACAGGCTCTTCCCCTACTGATAAAAAATGCTGTACAGCAACTCTTTTAAAATTTACCTGTTTCATCGTTTGCAACGTTCATATAAACCTAACGTGTATTCAATTATAGCCTTTGAATCACTTAAATCCATAGTACCAATAAATTCTTCGATAGCTTGTTCGACATCTACTCCAGATAGGTCTTCAATATCTTCACGATTATCAAGTATTCGATTAAAGTTAATATCATAATCAACAAGAAATTGCTCAGGTTGTAATTTATTAAAAACTAAAGTAAGTATATCCATATCTTCTTGAGATATATTCTTATCAACCTTTAATTTAACTATATTATTATTTATTTTATTTTTAACTATCGGTGTAATATCACCTTCCTCAACCAATTCACTTAATGTTATTTTCTCATAACATGGTGATACATTATTTTCAAAAAACTCATACTCTAACGTATCTATATCTAAAATATGATAACCTTTTCGATTACCCGCATCACCAAAATCCATCTGAAATGGATTACCAACATATAAAATAGTGCCAGCACCAAACTGCTTTTCATGTCTAGTATGAAAATGACCTGATATTACTAAAGAAGATTTATGTAGAAGATCCTTAACCTTTACCCCTTCTTCACAGACCTTAAATGCATTCATTTTAAATGATTGAATTTCAAAGTGACCGAATATAACATCACTTTTTTCAATTACTGATGTAGGAGTATTCCATGGGCAAAATGAAAGTTTTCTATCAAATGCTTCCAACGTTTGATACTGCTCCAGAATAGTAACGTTTTTTCTATTTTTAAAAATAGATAACGAATTTACATCTGTTCTATGTTTGTAGTAAATATCATGATTACCGGTTATAGCAATCAGATTAAACTCTTCAAACATATCTAGAATATCAGCAGATACCTGTAATGTGTTAACTGATATTTCTGATCGGTTATGATGCCAATCGCCACAGAATATAATATCCTTAATTCCTTTATCTCGACATTCTTCACGGAACCAATTAGCCCATTCAATAGCATACTTATGCCATTCTGAACTATTAGAATGAACTCCTAAGTGTAGATCACTAAATATAGCAACCTTACTCTTTTTAATAGTTGGAATCATCATCAAGCGGCTTCACATAAACAGTCCCATGTGTATTTCTGGGATCTGTCATATACTCTTCGTATACCTTTTCTTTATATGAAGTAATTGTCTGATGATGCTTTTTTTCTTTCTTAATACGATTAATAAATGCATGATAAGCAATAGTAGTAAAGTAAGAAAAGGGGTTTGATTTAGTTTCAAACTTATATTTTTTATACTTAAGTGCAGCATACATTTTAATCAACGCGTCTCCAATCATATCGTCTTTATAACTATAATTAATAAAAGATCCATTATAGCTCAAGCCATAAGCAATCTTTTTAATATTCTCAGCAAGATCATCAGTCAAAATATCAGAAGCATAATACTTACGTAAACTCTCTCTAAACTCTGCTGGCTTAATATAATATTCCTCTTTAGCTGTTTTAGACATTCTACCTTATTATAGCCTATGCTCAAGAAATATCAACTAAAGATGTTCCTTATATTTAGTTTATCTCTGTTTCCTTATATTGAATCTTCTCTTTATCGTATATTGTTTTGCGCTTATTACAATGCGCCACTCCGTAATTGAGCTGATCACATATATCAAAAATAATAAGTTTGTCTTTTGAGTCATGCTTACGAAGACCTCTACCAATTGATTGTACTGTACGTATAAAACTCTTACCACCAGATGCAAAAATAATATTGTGAAGATTTTTAACGTTAACACCAGTCGCAAAAATTGCACTAATTGCAACAACCACTACATTAGTTTCTTTCTCCATTATAGCTTTAATTTTTTCGCGCTCTTCAACATCAACTGATCCTTGAATAAAGTATACCCGTTTACCGTCAATTTGCTGAAGATATTCCATAATAACCTCCCCATGGGCGATATGATTGACCATTATAAGAGTATTATCAAACAACTTTGCAACAAGCGATTTAAGAATATTATTACGCCTATCATTATTATATATAAATTCGAGTTCATCTCTATATCCAGTCTGTCCACTAAAGTGTGGTCTTGGACTATATTTAATTTTTAATATTTTAATATTAACATTTGCAAGATAATCTTCCAGACGTAATTCAAATGAGGACTTCTCATATATTACTGGTCCAAGTTTTCCAATTATAGACCATTTGTTAAGATTATCTTCTGGCAATGTACCTGTAAATCCAAATTTATTTGGAGTTTTAATTTGTTGTACTATTTTAGATATTTTGTTACCTGCTGTTATTTTATGACACTCATCAACAATTAATAAGTCAATATATTTTAACCAATCACTCTCATCAAATCTACTTTGAATAATTCCAATATTAGCAACAATTACATTAGCTGTTAGGTCCGGTTTAGTTTTACCCGTCCACTTTGTAAGTTTATATGTAGTACCACAATTTAAAAATTCTTCATATGTTTGAGTTACTAGACCTAAATCAGGTACAAGCATTAAACACTTAAAAGTATCTTTATCCTTTGATACTCTAAAGAAGTTTTCAATTAAGGCTGCTGTGGTAAAAGTCTTTCCTGCCCCTGTACCAAGTACACAAGTACCTGTACCAAGTCTCATTGCCTTGCGTATTACTTCTTCTTGATATTCCCGTAATGTAAATTTAAAATCATCAAATAAATCCGCGTCAATTCCCACCTTCAAAGATTTTTCTAACTTGTCTGTTACTTCTATAGGCTCGTTAATTTGCCTTTTAATTAGATACTGACGAACTTCCCAGTATAGCCCTAGTTCACACGTACCCGTTGGTGTTATAACATATTTACGCCTAGGAACAAATCGGGCATATCTTCTAGCGAAGTGAGCGCCTGTATTTTCTACAGAAAAATGTTCTCGAATACTATCAAATAACTCTGTATCAGAGCATTTTATAATTAATTTACCTGGTTGTCTTGCTGTAGGTGTTTTATAATCAAACTGTATCATTACATTTGTTCCATTTTCATTATTTCAACAGCATTTTTAATATCAAATCCCATTTGAGACATAGTTTTTTCAACTTTTTCTAAGTACTCAATAATAATATCCAGCTCCTTAATCTTAGATGTTAACGTGTATAGTGATTCATGCCTTTCAGCCGCCTGCTCTGCTGCCGATTGAGATAACTTCACTGGTGAAGTAGCTATTACTTCCTTAGTAATGTTTTTCTTTAACTGTTTTTTCTTTTCAAACGTATGATTACGCTCTATTTTAGTTTTAATAAGTCGAGCTACCCAATAATGTTTTCGTGCAGGCAATCTTAACGACTGCTCTTTAATATTGAAATCATCAAGTACTAGATCCTTACCTACCTCTTCGATGTATTTTTTTAGTAGCTCCATCCACTTATTAGAATAAATAATAATATGGAAAAATCAACTGGTATGTTTGCTTTATATTTTAAAAAGCTTATCATGGAGGATATTACTGCTGGAGATGCTGGTGTAGGGAGTAGTGATAGTGGATTTTCCTCTACAAGTATTAAATCTGGGGATTTTTACGCTCCTGGTGATGCAAGGGTTCCTAAAGCACTTGGTAAAGTACAACAACGTAGTACGGGTCCTAAAAAGAAAAGGAAGAAAAAGAAGAAGATCAAGAAGATTCGGCTTTCGGATGAGAGTGAGGAGTCTAAAGTAACAATGGTTAAGGATATCTCTAACTATATGTAGGAAATGAATTTAGGTCACTGGACATGTGTGGAACAATGGAGTGAATTGCCATTTGGGTTTGTTTATATAATTACAAACCTTTCAAATGGTATGAAGTATATTGGTAAAAAACAAATAGTAAAGAAATCTAAAAGACCTCCCCTTAAAGGTAAAAAACGTAAAAGAATTATAGTCGGGGAGTCTGACTGGAAAACTTATACAGGTTCTTCGGATAGACTGAATCAAGATATTGAAGCTTTAGGTAAAAATAAGTTTACGTTTAAGATTATTAGGAGTTGTGGTAATAAAAGTGAACTAGCTTATATGGAGACATTTTATCAATTTCAATCAGAAGCTCTTATACGTGAGGATTACTATAACGGTATTCTAAATATACGTATAGGCAAGGTAAATTTTACACAATCTCCCCCAAAACTCTTGCTAACTTAACTTATGTTCCTATAATTCGATGAAATAAATAAGAATGTAGGGTAATGCCAGTAAATACGAGTAAGACTGAATTGAGAAGTTATTTTGATATAGATAATAATGTTGAATATATCAATCTCAAACCATATTTAGAGCACTCACATCAAAAATATAACTATTTTATTGTTGATAATGAATTAATTAAACTCAAGCAACGTGAAAAGCAAAAACTAGGCATACATTTTATATTAAATGAAATTTTACTTATTTGTAAAATGTCAAAACGTAAAAAATGCTTTTATTATCAAGTAGGCTCGCAGTTTGTTGAAGAACAAAAATTAGTTAAGTGTATTTTTAATGTACTTCCTTCACAAATTATTTATAATCACTTAGAGTTTGATGATTTTTTACTAGCACAACGTGAATATGAGAGCTTTACACCGGTTGACACTAGTAAGATATCTTGGAAACGATTTAAATCATTTCTTGTAAAAAATGATCTTACGGTAATCGAAAAAAAATTTACTAAAGATATTAACGTTAAATTGTCGCTTATACATTAAATAAATGTATGAACAGGTTTCTTGAGCTAGTTGAAGAAAATACACCAGATTTAAATTTAGATGAAAGGATAGCTGCAAAGAGAGCTGTGCAGCGCTGCTTAATGGACAAAGACATTAAGTGTGATGCTGATCAGAAATCCGATAATGTCATTATACATTTACCAGACGGCCGAGCTGTTAATCTTGAAGTTATTGATTTCATTGATACAGAAGATGATGAAATGGATGATATGGCGGCTGCGGAACTCGCCATGGGCGCTGCTGAGAAATTTAAAGCTGTAGCCAATCCTGAATCAAGGGGTGCAAAAAAAATGGATAAAAGTATAAGTAACTTAGTTACTGTTGTATCTAACAAAATTAATAAAATTGCCAAAAGTATAAAATAATATGAAGACTTTAAATATATTTAAAAAATACGAATCTTTATATAATGAAGATATAGATAGTCCGGATGCAGCAGATATCGCAGAAATACCTGCTGATGATCTCGAACCGCAAGTGGATATGATGACCTCAGAAGGTGAAAAGTATCTTGTTGAGCTTCTTGTTAAAGCTTTTTTACATGCGCCAGATGAATCAGGAGCTGCTACAGCCAAAGAACTTCAAGGAATGGTTAATGAGGATCCTAAGGGGGTTGCTTCAGCAATTAGTAACTTAGTTGAAATGGGTGATGGTGAAATGAAGGAAACACTTGCAAAGGTATAAGGAACATCTATATAGTTAGATTATGCAATTAGACGACATCTATTCCAAAAAGGTTCTCAATAAAGATGAGGAGTACGTTCCACATAAAAAACTTGAGCATCTTTATGAAGATGTAACTCTATATGTAAAGAGTGGTGAGGGTTACGAACCGGTAGGTGATGTTCCGGAAGATATTTATCGTAAGGTTCAAAGAATTGCATCTGGTAAAAATACCTCTGGTATAATTACTACTTATCTTAACGATAAATTATATAACCAGGACTCATTTAAGGGAGAGGATGATTTCGAAACCCTTGTAGGTCTACTTGATGATGGTGAGTTTGAAACCTACATTGAATCGGGTGATAAACCAGCATTAGCTGATAATAGAGTTAACAACATTATTAATCTTGCTTCTAAAAATGGTATGAGTAGTAAGCTTGCAATGAAGGTTGCTCGATTTACCCCAGTTGATAAAGGTGGTAGTAATGTTGGACCAGGTGAGATTCTTCTTGCTCTTACTTTTGCAGATGTCACTAACGCTGTAGGTGGAGGTGACTTATCTATTAGTGGCGAAGCACTTGAGGTAAAGGGTCAAGGCGGTCGATTAGGACAACAAGCTGGGAGAGGTGGTATTAAATTTAACACTGAAGCTCTTACATCTAATTTGAGTAACCCACCGGCGATTCAAACAGTTTCATTAGAGGGTATTATTCATCTATTATACAAAGCTTATCAAGCAGAAAATAAAGAGAGTTCTTTTGTTAATGACCTTAAACAAGGACTAAAATCTGCTTATCCATATAGTAATATGGAGTTTTTAGAGGGTGTTGATTACAATAGTGTAAGCACAAGACAAGGTATTAAGGTTGTTCGAGGTGATATTCGTAAAGCACTTGCGAAGGTTAATCTAGATAACTATGCGCGTAAGTATAACTATGAGGATTTTATATTTATTGATAAAAATAAGCTAAACTACGTTATGTTTAAACGTGAAGAGGCACTTAGTAGTGGGGGATTAATTGATAATGAAAAACTTGTCACTTCAAACTACTCAATTAATGATTTCTACCCTAATTTCAAGTTTAATTTTTAAAGGAACCCCGATATAATAAGTAAAATGCGCAGTTTTAAACAATTTCACCGAGATTCACAGCTTCTTACCGAGGCTAAAGCTAATACACACCTTACTCACCTTGAAGAACTGGTTTTGACCAAGGGGGAGCAGGGATATGACGTGGCGCGTAACATGATTAGCAATTTACTTTCTAAATTACAAGGTAAATCAAAGAGGAGTGTTAATACCTCTGTAAAATGGGATGGTGCTCCTGCTATCTTTGCTGGAAAACATCCAGAAACGGGTAAATTCTTTGTTGGTACTAAGTCAATATTTAATAATGAGCCTAAAATTAACTATACTGATGCAGATGTTGAAATGAATCATGGGCATGCACCAGGTCTTGCCGATAAACTTAAAAAAGCTCTTAAATATCTACCAAAATTAGGCATTAAAGGTATTTTACAAGGTGATTTTATGTTTGATTCTTCTATGCTTGAGACGGTTGTACAAGATGGAGTTAAACATGTCGCATTTAAACCCAATACTATCAAATATGCTGTTGAATCTGACTCCAATTTAGGTAAAGAAATTGCTAATTCAGTATTTGGTATTGTTTTTCATACAGGTTATAATGATTTAAATTCACCCCCACAGTATGGTATTAATGTTAAGGGTCTTAAAAAGGTACCTGGTGTATGGGTTGACGATGCCGTTTTTACAGATGCAACAGGTACAGTAACTCTTACGAACGATGAAGCTAAACAGGTTAGGGATTTGGCCAAAACTGCTGACAGTATTAAAGTTAAATATAAAGATCTTCCATTGGATTTACTTAACATTTATGCTAACTCAGAAATTCGCGAAGGTAAATTTCTAGAAGATGCAGAAGGTTCATATAAAGGATTTATGAATTGGATGAAAAGTAGAATGGAAAAGGAAATTATCAAACGTAAATCTAAAACTGGTAAAGAGCGTATTACAGAAGCATTCAAAAAGAAACTTGCGGATATTAAATCACGTGAACCTGATATTGTAAATTTATTTAAAATTAGTAAACTTTTATCACAAGCTAAACAAATTTTTATAAACAAATATAATAATGCAGTTTATAATACAAAACATTTTTTAGATAATGGTGATGGTACTCTTACTGCTTCAAATCCAGAGGGGTATGTTGCTGTAGGTAGAGAGGGAGATGCAGTGAAGCTAGTCGATCGCTTAGAGTTTAGTCGTGCAAACTTTAGTGGTGGTCAAACATCTACTCCAATTACCAAATGAAAACATTTAGAGAATATTTTGAAGAAAATAAAGCTGTAGAATCGCTCGAGGGTTGGGAATATGATGATGCTAAAGAATATGCTGTGAAGCTTTTAAAAAACTTTGGTGAACCTGATGAAGTAACAGAAAATATGTTACTTTGGAACAATATAGAACCTCCCTTTAAGTCTGTTTACATTAAAGATGAAAGTATACCTCATGAGTTTCCTGCATCACATAGGGATTATGTATATTCTACTATGGAAATAGATGTACCTGCTGATATGTTAGATACTTTAGGACATGTTACCGGTAGTATTATATATGATGGTCTTAAAAAGGAAGTAACTGCAAGATGCGGTGATTTGTATGCTAATGCAGCTACATTAGGATTTGTTAAAGATATGGTAGATGGTAAAATATCTACAGATTTTGAAGAGGCTAAGAAGGAATATGCTAATAGAATACAAAAAGCACCTTTACCTGATTGGTATCCTAATAGTATGAAGGAGGGTGAGGAATGAAAACATTTAGAGAATATTACGAAGACGGAGAGCACCTAAGAGACAAAGAGAGAGTAACACTTATGCCTGGTGGCTACAAACCTCCCACAAAGGGCCATTTTAGTGCTTTTAAGTATCTTCTAGAAGATGCAGATAGAGGTATTGTCGTAATTGGTAATAAGGATCGAGACGGTATTACAGCTGATCAGTCAAAGGCAATTTGGGATATATATGCCAAGTACGCAGGTAAGCCGGTTGATATTATATTAGCACCCGTTTCTCCAGTAAAGTCAGTTTATGATTATGCTGATGAGAATAAAGATGTTGAGATTACAGTCGGTGCTGGTGATAAGGATGAAGATGTAAAGAGATATGCTTACTTTGAGAAGAATTCTGACAAATATCCTCTTGTAAGTGTTACAAAAATACCACTTCAAGAGGATGGTATTTCAGGTACTAAAACAAGAGCTCTTATTGCCAATAATATTAATGAAGCTATTAATTATTTTGTACCAGAAGAGTTATCTGAAACTGATAAAGCTGCTATAAAAGCAGTGCTTGAAGCATAAATATATGCATGAAGTCTAAACTTAATGATGCGGGTTTAATTGCTGAAGCTTATTCACAAATTTCACCGAAACTATCAGCAGAAGAGATTAAGGCAAATCAACTTAAGAAGATTGATACTATTATAGATAGTGCAGTTAATAGTGACGAGGAAGTAACTGAAGAGATGCTCGGCGCTCTTGCTGGTGGTATCGGTGCTGCAGCACGAGGTGCTGGTACAGCAGCTAGAGCGGTCGGTAAAGCTGCAACGAGTGAGGTTGCCAAGAAAGTTTATAGAGCAGCTGGTAAAGGTGTTAAGAAAGCTGCTGAGACAGTAGGAGGTGCTGCTATTGGTGCAGCAAGTGGTGCTGCAGGTGGTGTTGGTAAGGCTGTTTCAGGTATTGCACAAGGTGCAATTGAAGGTACAGTAGGTGCTGTTCAAGGTGCTGTTGATGGTGCAACTGGGGGTATTGGTAAAGCTGCTCGAGGTGCTGGTGAGAACATAGCGGGTTCTTTTGCTGGTGATGAAGAACTAGAAGATAATGAAAATATGCCTCGTATTAATTACGCTGATGATTCTGAAATGAAAATGGCTCTTGCTGAACTTTACAAGATTGAAAAATATGCATTTGCCCTTAGCCTTATGATGAAAGAGCTTCCAGCACTAGAAGGTTGGACAGCTGCTAAAATTACAAAAGCTGCTGACTATCTCGGTTCAGTTTTTCACAAATTAGATTATGATTTTGCTAGCGGTGAACATTCTTCAATGTTTAATATCGGTCATGAAGATGTTAAAGAATGTGGTTGTGGAGTAGAAGATAGTGAGTGCACACATAGTTAATTATTAATGAAGACTTTCTTACAATATATAGAAGAAAAATCTGTTTTAGGTTTAATTGAATTTTTTAATATTGATGGTATTGGTAAAATACCCGCAAAATTAGATTCCGGTAATGGTGCCTTTAATGTTATCCATGGTGAAGATATTCAAGAACAGGGTGATAAAGTATTTTTTCGTACTGTAAATGGTAAGACATTGTTGCTTCCACGTAAAGGGGAAATAACTATTAATGTGGGTGCTGGTAATATGGAGCACAGACCAGTAGTAGAATTAAATTTTAAAATAGGAGAAAAAGAATTTAATAATATTCCATTTTCAATCGGTAATAGAGCTTCTAACCTATATAAAATATTGGTAGGTAAGGACTTTATTGAACAAGATCTTGATGCTTTAATTGATGTTAGTCAAGAAAATATTGCAGATAAAAACATAGAAGTAAGTATAGATGATTAATTTTAGAAAATTTTTTGAAAGTAGATTTTATAATGATACTCTCAATCAACGGTTTTGGAGTGATTCGAAGGAGTTTGATACAGAAGTAAGAGACAAGCTCCTCACTATAGCGATGGATGTGGCCAGTGCTGCAGGGGTTGAAAATTTAGTAGAAGATGTCCAACTTACCGGTTCATTATCTAATTTTAACTATACAGATTTTTCTGATCTAGATACTCATATACTTCTAGATTTTAAAAATATTAACGCTGATGAAGATCTTGTTAAAAAAGCTTTGGATGGTAAACGGTTTATTTGGAATCTACGACACGATATTAATATAGGTGGTCATACTGTAGAGATTTATTTTCAAGATATTCATGAACCTCATAAAGCTTCTGGTCTTTATTCACTACTTAAAGATGAGTGGATTACTGAACCTAATTATAAAGAGCCAGTTGTTGAAGAGAGAGATGTGACCGCTAAAGCAGATAAAATAAAGGGGGAAATATCTGATCTGGAAATGGCTCATCAGACAGCATCTATTGAAGATCTTATATTTTTGCAAAAATCCGCAAATGCTCTTAGACGTAAAATAAGTAAAATGCGTAAAGACTCTCTAGACGCTGA